CTTGTGTATTTGAGGTGGCAGTCAAGTTATACAAGTAAGGTAGGCGACTATTCACTTACAGGAAGAAAACTGTATTCTAAAGGGATGCTTTATTAGCACAGTAACACTAAATATTAAAATTAACAGCACGGTTTCCAAAATTTATTTCTTATTAATATTTGGGTCTGGTATGTTAAAGTTACCAAATTGGAATATACAATTCGCGAGCATAATTATCTCGCTCTCCTGCATGTAATTCATACCACTCATAATAAGTGGGACGACGGAGATTTAAATTGACATTTGAACATTCTTTTTGGATTTTCTTACTCCAAATGTCATAAATTTCTGGGTCATGATAGGACAATTCCATAAGGGCGGCATCACAATTTTCGAGAGTTGCAGCTTTCTTCGCTTTTCCACGAATCCAGTTGGTCATCTCTAAAATATTAGCCAAGTCCATGGGAGCATCATACCGACCATATTCGCGCATTACAAATTTTCGTTTAAGGAACGCAATTTCAGTCAAAGATCGAAGGGGAACAACTACGCCTGATTTCAATTCATCTGTATATACCATGCCAAAAGTTGCAAGTATTCGTGTAATAGATACTTGATTAAACCATTTTATTATAGAAGAGGAAATACTAAGAACATTGTCATCACCATAATTAGCGTTCGCAACATGGGTGGTAAAATCACAAAAGGGTGACAATCCTTGCTCTTTCTTAAGAGACAAATAAGCCAAACGCATAATAACAGAATTAAAAATGGAATTTACAATTACTGTCAAAGGGTTTCCCGAAGGTTGAGAGTGAGTCTGACGAATAACTTCATCTTTTACCAAAACATCAGCATTACAAATATGTTCCCACAATGTAATTCTAATGGCCTGAGATTCAGCATCATCATCATACCATTCATTGATCTTTTCAGCAATCCTGCCTACAATTTGTAGACTAAGACTACCATCAAAATTAGAGAAATCTCCCGCTACGATGTTATCTCCTTTACTCTCCAAATGGGTGGCCAATTTGGTCCACTCAAGAGAATAAGGATTAATTCCTACGCATATTTCATTATCAATTCTACCTTTCATAACGTGAGCTACGAAGGAGAGATAATATTGTCTAAGAGCCAAAACCAAATGTTGAGGACAAGCTTCAAAAACGCGCGTCTTAATTTCATCAACCTTTGCAATAGGACGCTTTTCATCCTTCAATGTTGCAATTGAAATAGCATTGCCTCGAACATAGTTCGCTGCATCACTAATTAAATCGTCAACATCTTTTCGCAATTCGATGTTAGACACGTCATAATCTTCACCTGAACCCAGCCACTTAGTTTTACCCTTAGATGGATTATTAAGATTGTAAGGATAACCAGGAGATGTAGTTCTATTTACGGGACGCATGTAAGCATCACCCTCAACACCTTTAATAGATTCCTCATAAGTTAATACACGAGGATTTCCAACACCAATGACATCGAATACGTCATTGATTGCAACTTCCAATAAATTCTGATCTATATAAGTTTGGGGTTTCATTACTTTAAGTAGACCTTTTTCCATAGGGTCAATTCGACCTTCAGAAGTTTCTACAGCACGTAAATGTGCGGGTTTAGTTATATGTTTCTGGACACTATCGAATACAAGAGAAGGTGACAATTGGGTCTTGACTGGGGAAACTACAGGAATAGC